ATCACCTATACTATGCCTATACTTTTATTATTATTTATGAAGTTCGCAATCGCTCTAGCTGCATTACCTCTAATGGCTACAGCTCCTGCCCTTGCTGGCCCATACGTCAACGTAGAAACAAACGCTTCTTATAGTGGCTCTGATTATCAATCAAGAGATACCGATCTGCACATAGGTTATGAGAACTCAATAGGTTCTTTTGACTGGTATGCACAAGGTGGTAAAACAATTAATGCTACAGATGGTGTTGATTCTGAATCTAATTGGTCAGGTAAGGTAGGAGGCTCTGTTGCTGCTACTGATAAGCTTGGCATCTATGGTGAAGTTGCTTTCTCAAATGTATTTGATGAAGACACAGACAACTCTTGGGGAGCAAAATTGGGAACCAAGTATTCCTTCTAATTACGAATGTAATTGCCCTCACTGTACTGAACTTAGAAAACAACAAGATCGTCTCCAACTTTTACATCATGAACGATACAGAAGTCATTCAAAAGCAACCAAAGGTTAGAGTAATAGCTCAAACTACTTCTCTTAAGGAAGATGCTGAGTTACTTAATGGTCGTCTTGCTATGATGGGTGTAGTGGCCGCTTTAGGAAGCTACATAGTAACAGGACAATTGATTCCTAACATCTGGTAGTATTCCTACGTCCGTTTACCTCTTTAATTGGGGCGCATGAAACCACAGCATGAAACGGGGCTGTGTTACTGAAAGACTTATCATGTCTAAGGTAGAACTACAAGCTCGAATCAAAGAGCAAAAAGCTCGTATTCGGTTTACTAAACTCAAGTACCGTGGCGTTGTTTACTACAAACGCTAACTAAAAACTATAAAGCTCTCTTATCTGAGGGCTTTTTTATTAAATGTCTCTCATGCTCATTGTCTTTCCAATCATTAATGAGCCTAGTTTTGGCGTTTTCTTCTTCCTCTTTTGTCCAGTTATTCTGCTTTGCTATTCTATCTATCTGCTTAAGTTCACTCAATAAACTATCCACTTTTGACTCCCTCCCCTGTCTCATCATCTGTGGGTTTAAAGTCTTCTCTCTGAACTTCATATAATGAGTGTGTTTTACCGTCTGGTCCTACATAATAGCATCCATTATCTCGGATCTTTCTGTAATCTTCCATTAATAAATCACCAAATGCGTGGACTAATTGTTGGCATGTGCTTGCTTCCAGTACTGATTTATGTAAGTCTGACTGAGCTTCTGCTACTGCCGCTACCCTCTCAGCTCCTTCAAGACCCCAAAGAACTTCATGCTCCTCATCTCCCTCAACGTCCAGAAACTCCATAGCGTGTTCTGCTCTATCCTCTA